CCTCAGTCTATTAATGACGCTGGCGCTGTTATTAGACGTATACATATTCCTATTAGAGTTAGGCTTCGTGCTTGTACGTGTGGGGCTACCCAAAACCATAGTGACACTTGCCCCCTTTCTAGTGTCTCTTCCGATAACTGGGAGTATGAGATTGCTGAGTTTAGTCCTAATAGGGAATTGATTGGCACCGGAAAGTTCATTAAGTTTGAAGAGTTGGTTGAAATGACTAAGCAGAAGCATCAACAACTCAAGGCTAAGCACCAAGAGTTTGTCAGAATGTTTGAGAAGCTTTCAGGTGGTCCTGATGATTCAACACCTGACTCTGATATCCTGGATGATGATCTTCCTGCCCTTGAACCTGATGGTTCAATGGATTTTGAGCTTGAAGTTCCTGCCTTCATCCCACAGGCCTGTGTTCCTTTTGCTCAGAAGGTCCTTGGTGATTGGCTCAGAAATACGTGTGACAGGGATGGCATTCCATTGTACCAGAAGTGGAATGACGCTTCTCTTGCCAAGAAGTCCAAAGTTCATGACAGAGTTTTTCTTCTTAAGCCTTTTTATCCTGCTTTTGAGTTCATTTCTAGCTGTTTTAAGAAAGCCATTGCGTTTTTCCAGAATCCTGAGCACAAACGGATGCGTGAGTTGTGCTTAATGGTTTTGGGTTGTGGAGGCATTTTGGGCGCCATTTCCTACGGCTTATTAAAGTATTTTAAGATTGATGTGGAAAGTCAGTCAACCCAGCCAAAGCTCAAGCCTGCTGTTCCACGTAAGGGTTATGACAGGCTTGTCAACGGCCCCTCAGCATCTAGTGCAGAGGCTCAGAGTGCTCGTTCACAGAGCTTTGCTGACATTACCACTAAAGTTAATCAGAATGTTGTCTCTGTTAGTTTTAATGGCCCGCTCGGATCCTTTGAACTAGGCCATGGTCTTGTCGTGAAGGGCTCCACCATCATTTTCCCCCACCATTTTATACATTACGTTGCTAAATATGTTGATGATATATCTCTGGACGAGGTTGTTGGTGATCTTGTTTTTCATCATGGAAGTGAGCTTCTCTGTTCAGTGAATTCCGCTGAAGTCTTTAGGGACTCGCATAGACACTTTGTTGATAGGGACTTGTTCATAGTTAATCTTCCGATGAGGCATTTTAAAGATATAATCTGCCATTTTGCCGATGAACCAAAGCTTTCCAACTACCTTACCGTTTCAACTTCAAAATTTGATGGGTGTTTGGCAGCAAACCAGACCAACAATTTCACTGATGGACGGTTTTCCCAGTCCCAGCATGTTACTGACCCCATTGCGGGCAGTTACTGGGTCCAGCGTACTGTTTCCTATTCCGCACATACTATGTTCGGTGACTGTGGCTTTCCCCTTTTTATGGACTCTTCCCAACCGAAGATTGTTGGAATCCATATTGCAGGCAGCCCTACTAGAAAGTTGGGCTTTGCTGCTATGCTTACTAAGAACTCAGTTACTGCCATGTATGCCATTTGTCATGGTTTGGAACTCAAGAGAAGTGACATAACTATTAGTCCTGGCGACGATTTGGATTATGCGAAAGAGGCACAGGTTATAGCAGAAGCCAGATATTTTTCCGGTGTTTCTCCTAAAACCAGCACCTTTGCGTCATCTGATATAGTTCGCGCTGAGTCTGGTTCAGAGTATAAGTCCCGTTCTACTTTGGTTGTCAATGCCACTAGGGAGAATTATGATAAGGCCCTCTCCTTTTATCTTAAGGAGGAAGACACAAATTTTGATCCTAAACATCTTCGTGCCTGTGCTGGTGCGGTTTTTAAAGATTTGTGTTCAGTCATTGGTAAAAACTATTGTCGCACTTACACCCTCGATGAAGCGGTTTTTGGCATTGACGGACAAAATTTCCGAGCTATTGATTCTTCCTCTTCTGCTGGCTACCCTTTCAATACCTGTGGTGTCACTAAGTCCAAGTTCTTTAAAGAGGGCCAGAGAACTGCTCATTTCCCTGAGCTTAAGACTATGCTCAATAGCATACTTGCAGAGATGTCCAGTGGCTCTTGCCCTCCCCTTGTCTTTACGGACACTGTTAAAGTTGAGAGACTTCCGGCGGAAAAGGTAGTCAAGGGTAAAGCTAGGCTTGTGTCAGCTTGTCCACTTACGCTTACCATCCTTACGAGGAAATTCTTTGGTGGTTTTTCCCATGCTATTAATGATCATCCAGTGACCTCCAATACTGCCATCGGTCTCAACCCTTACAGTTCAGACTGGAACCTTCTTGCGGAGGCTCTCATTAGGAACGCTGGTACTGATTCTTCCTACGGAGCTGGTGACTATAGCAAGTATGATGCCTCTCTTTCTAGACAAATATTGAAAGAGGTCCTTAAAGGCATTCAGGATTGGTATGGTTATGAGGACGCCGATGCAACGAGATTCAGGGCTTGTCTTTGGGCTTACGTTATGGATTCTAACCATATACGTGGCCCTATTTTGAGGCAATGGAACAAGTCCCTACCTTCGGGACATCCCTTAACTGCTGTCATAAATTCCTTGTCAAATTTAATTATTCTAAGGTATTCTTGGTACAAGTTGCACGAGTTCAAACCGGAGTGTCTCGATAAGTTTTCTCAAAATGTATATGTTTGTGTTCTCGGGGATGATAACCTTTTTTCCGTCTCCCTTGAGTATACTAGTACATTTACTGAGGGTTGGGTGTCTTCCTCCGTTAAGGATCTTGGTTTAACCTACACTGATGATTCAAAATTGGTTGCTGGCACATCGTTGAGACCCCTTTCCAAAGTTACCTTCCTTAAGCGATCCTTCCGCTGGGATCGCGAGTTAGTTCTCTGGGTTGCTCCTTTGGAGTTGGAAGTTGTCCTAGAGACTCCACTCTGGACTAAGCAGAGTGATCCGAGGGGAATTACTAGAGATAATTGTCTTTTTGCCAATAGGGAACTTGCCCTTCATGGCGAGCAAGTTTTCTACGATTGGATTTACAAGATTGAGAAACACCTTGGCGAGTTTGGTGTCCTTGATCTTGATTATGATAGTGCACTTTTGAAGTGCACTTCGCTTGACACTTACTATTAGTAAGTGTACTCGTAGGTTGTGGCATACCTACGAGTTATTAGCCCTGCGCGTTTTGCGAACGCGTTAGTATTGGGTGGTGGTTGGCAATCCCACCCAAGCTCGCCCTGTATGGTCTTGCTTGTTGTCTGTAATAACAAATGTGAAGCTTAATACCAGATATTCGCGCATACAGCCTGGGCTATTTAGCCTTACTACTCAGGATGGGAAGGTGGCGTCCCCACCGTAATCCAGAGTCCTTCACTAGTGACGTGTTATGAGTGTACCACGTTGCAAAACCACCCCACTTGCTGAAACAATTCTTCCTACTAGCCTTACAGGCTCTCTCGAGACTCATGTCTCACAAGGTACCACTCTTGGTACTACTCATCTTACTACTGATACTGACAATACTGTTGCTAGTATTGTCCAGCCGGTTAATAGAATTAGAGATATCATTAATAGCGTTAAACAGGGAGGTGATGACGACGTCATAAAGTTTTTGATGAAGCCTTTCCGTATGCGGACAGGTTCATTTGCTACTGTTGATGTCGGCACACTCACTTATAATGCTATCCCTGGTTCAATCACTGGTAATGCCTATCAGGCTAGCAAACTCGCCAACATTTTTATGATCCGTTGTGACTTTGTTTTTACTCTTCAAGTAAATGCCACCCGCTTCCAACAAGGACGATATATTCTCGCATTTATTCCATCTGGTGGAATAGGCGGCGGTGGTACTACTGGTTCCGAGTTTTCTTTTTACAAAATGCACAATGCCAACCTCACAACGCTTACCCAAGTACCTCATGTTGAGATTGATCTCTCACAACAGACTATGGTGACTCTTAAAGTCCCCTATATGTCCATCACACCTTTTGTTTTGTGCCGTTCTGACATCAATACTCCATTTCTTGGACAAATTGTTCTTGTCCCTTATTCTCCACTACAAGTTGGTTCTTCAGGCTCTACCACTTGTGATTATGTTATTTGGGCTAGTCTTGAGAATGTTGAACTATCTGGTGCAACCGCTCAAGCAGGCTTTTCCGTTACTCACAAAGAGCAGGTTGATGGTGATATTGCTCCCATTTCGGGTGCTCTTTCTAAACTCTCTCTCTCCTCCTCCATAATTTCTGAGATCCCTGTTCTTTCCAATGTTGCCCTTCCTTTGTCTTGGGCTTCCGATGTTCTTTCTCGTTCTGCCAAAGCTCTTGGTTTTTCCCGTCCCCTTGTCCTTTCTTCTCCTTCTAGAATGGACAGAAAGCCCAACATTTTTATGAATAACGCCGATGGAGCCATTGCAGCAGTTCCTATGGGCGTTATGAGTTCTAATGAGGTTAGGCTAGGTTCCGGTGTCGGCGTTACAGATCTAGATGAAATGACCATTGATTTCATCAAATCACGTTACGCTTACTTTAATACTATAACCTGGTTGACCTCCGATGCTCAGGCCGCCCAAATCATGATATATGAACACAATCCCTTCAACTCTTTTACTTCCTTGGCTACAGGCTTCGTCTTTACTCCCGTCACCATGCTTTCTCGCAGCTTTCAATTTTGGAGGGGAGGCATTAAGCTTCGTTTCAAACTCGTTAAAACTGAATTCCATAGTGGAAGACTTGTTGTTGCCTATAATCCTAAGGACTATCGTTCGGCTGTCAGTTCTATGACTCTTGACCAGAGCGCTGTCACGTGGCGCGAAGTGGTTGACATAAGGCAGACCTC